AAGTTGGCCTTAGTCAGGTCAGCCCAATTCAAGTTGGCCCCAGTCAGGTCAGCCCAATTCAAGTCAGCCTCAGTCAGGTTAGCCCCAGCCAGGTCAGCCCCCTCCAGGTTGATACCAGCCAGGGTTGCCTTGATAGTTGTTCCCAAATCAAGGGTAAGTATTACTTCATTGGTGAATCTGTTCCATATTTCCATATCAGTCTCCTTGAGTCATTAAGTGTTTAGATTAATATTGAGCCATTGCCTTGTAATAGGCATCAACAACACTCTCACCATCTGACAGTTCAGCCATAATATTCACAACCTGCTTTGAGGAAAGGAACTCAGCATGCTGGAAGATAGCCATCAGAGTCTTTTCAGGTTCAAGGTATGATTCCCTGGGGGTGAATTCTTTGTCCCAGTAGCAGGACATGATTTCAGAATTATCAGCACAGTCATATATGCTAATGTCATATCCCCAGCAAGCAACAATTCTGATCTGGATTACACGTGGGGGTGAAGGGATATGGAGCTGACCACAGTTTTGTTCAAAGGCAAGGCAATCCATAGCTTTGTTGTGATTGTACAACAAGCAATGCCGACACACATCATTGATTTCAGGAGCATAGCTGCCGAACATCTGTCTGTTACAGGTCAAGGAGTGGTCACATATCTCTGTGGAATCAGAGAATGCCCCCTCTGGGATATAGGCATAAGCAATGATGCTGGTTATGGATGTAGGGTCAGAATCATCAACAATGTTGTTCTTGGCTACTGATTTACCACTAACTTCCATCAGTCTCAGAATGGCTTGGATCAAGAATTTGGTTTCCATTGTTTCCTCCATAGGTAGTGCCCTGGCTGGGACTCCTGGCCAGGGCTGTTAATGTTGACACTGTTTTATGGGCACAGGTACCAGGTCTATGAACTTGTTGTAAAAATAGTTGATGAATAGGGTCCAGTTTTCCCCTTTGGCTGCTATGGCTTGCTTTTCAGCACGTTTGCCCCGCAGGTCAGAGTTGGGGCGAACCACAACACCTGTTAGCATGGATATGACCTTGTTGCTTGTCTTGACCATAAATCCTCCAGTTCTAGGTTGCGAGGGGCCATCTCTGGCCCCTCTGGGATAGTGTTACAGCATCTCAACTGCCTGTTCCCAGGCAGTGTTCTTGTAGGATGCCCCATCACCAAACCAAGCACGGTCAATCCTGGCATCCATCGTGCGGGTGGCACGGTGGTGGTCAATGTATTCCGTAACAGAATTGACCGCACCCCAAAGGGTATGGTGCCGGCAGTCAAGTTCCATCCCCAGGCCCTGGCCATCCCACAGCTCCAAGCACCGTTCGATGTGCTTGGAGCTACGTTCCTCAGCCAGCTTCAGCTGGATGCCCTGGAGTTGCTCAGCAGTAGCAGGGAACTGGTCTATGTTCTCCAACTGGGGGAGGGGGCCATTGAAGACACAGTCAAAGAACAGCTCTGCCTTCTGGCGTTCAAGCTTGATGGATGACATGGCCTCTGCCAGCTTTTTCCAACGGAGCATTGCATCAGGCTGGAGTTCCAAGGCCTGCTTTACTCCATCTGCATCAAACTTGGAGCCATGTGCTATCTCCACATAGTTCTTATCAGACGCGGTGGCCATGCGCAGGGTATTGTTGCAGACGACACAGGTTGTGGTATACTGGGCACGAGTCTTCATCGACAGGTCACAGGATGTTGCGATAAGCAACTTACCCTTTACACTTTCCTGGCCCAGGATGGATATGTCCTGGCCAATGTCTGCCTGGGCCCAGAACCTACGGCCCCCAAACAAAACGCCGCAGGTAACCATCTGGAATCCCATAGTATGGATCAGATCCTCAAAAAACTGGACAATCTCACGTGGCTGGACAACATTATAGCCAACCCCAACATCAGCCAATGGTGCCAATGTATCAGAGCGGTACAGGATCTTTTTGGAGGGGAGGGTGATGACAGTTCCCCTCTCATCATCATAGCAGAGGGTGGGGGCTGACTTGATAGTCCACATCCCCATATTCGACTGGTAGAGCCAGGCATCAATGTTGTTGGCCTGGTCCAGGGGAACCATCTGGCCAAATCCGTGCCATACGGGAGTTCCCTGCAGGAATGCAAATTCTGCGACGCCATTGATAAACGAAAGTTCATGAGCCATGACTTACTCCTTTGTGTTTGATGTTGGTGGATAGGGGAGGGGTGAACACTCACCCCTCCTTTGGATTAAGGTTTTACTCTTCAATCATATAGTCCCAGGCAGGCTTGGGGGCCAGGATCAAGAGATGATCCCAGGCCATGGGATCATCATAGTCTTTTTCAACCTTTTCGAAGTCAAACGTGCGGGGGGTCAAAACTTTCCACCCATCAATCTGGATTTTGAGGTCTGCAAAGAGTTTGCGAACGCAGTCCCTGATCACCGCGATGGTAGCCGCACCAGATTCTGCGAGTTCAAGGATGGTGGTCCCAGGATTCTTCTCAATCTCCTTATAGATGGCGGTGCGAACGGACTCACTACTGGAACGTTTATTCTCCAGGGGAAACAACTGGCAGGTATCAAACATCCCGCCCTTTTTAGGGGCAGACTCTCCAACTTTCTTAGCAGGGGCAGTTCTTTGGGTCTGAGCCTGTTTGGCTGCCTTTGTGGCTTCCTGGATATCCTTGGCCATCTTCTCAGGGGCAGGGGCCTTTTTGCCCTTTCCACTGGTCTTGCAGAGGGGATCTTTTTTGCAATAGTATCTGGTCCCACCATCACTGGAGGGGAGGCAGAATGTGGAGGATTTCAAAACCGAACGGCCGCAAAGTGAGCATAAGACCAGCTCCTGGGGAGGCTCCGCCGGCGTGGGTATTACTGTGGAGATAGGCGCGACCGGGGCAACGGGTAGAAGCAGATCCCATTCAGGTAGGGGGTGTTCGATTTGGTCCAGCCACTCTTGTGGATCATCAAAGGGAAACAAGGGGAGGGTGGCAGGGGCAGCAACGGTAGCAGATTTTTTTGATGATTTTCTAGCCATGGTGATTCTCCTTTTCTATAGTTCTAAGGGGCCAAAGGGTGGCCTGCCCACCAACATCTAATTGAAGCGTTTTTATTTAATTATGCCTGAATCATCCGAGAAAAGATACAAAAATTTTATCATATGATATATTTTTTCAGGAAGGTTACTGGGGGAGAATCCAGGTGGGGATATTTTAAAACTTGGTTCTATTGCAGTGGCCTATAGGGTAAGTTGGGTTTTTATAGCAAGCAGTCTAGTGGCATGATAAGTGGCAAGGAGTGGATTTTTTACCAAGGGGAGAATCCGAAAATACGCTCCTATATAGGGAACGAAAAAAAAAATTTCGAAAAATTTCTTGTTTTCGTGTGTATTTAGTGGATTTTCTTTAATAATTCCAGGTATTTAGGTGATATTTTAGGGGAGGAAAGTGTGTATTCTGTGTATTTAGTTAATGATTTCAGGTAGTTAGGTGGTGGTTGATTGTAGGTTGATGATGGGTGGGGGGTACTGGGGGAGTTCGAAGGAAGAAAAAGGAAGATGTTGATTGGATAAAAGTTTGAATAAAATTATGTATCCGCCGCGAGTTGAAAATTAAAAAATTTTTTTTTTTTTTTTTTTTTTTCCTATATAGGGGATTCGGGTAACGCGTATTTTGCCCCCAGTATCAACCGCCCGCCGGCAACCACCCCAGGCCCATCGCCCATCGTGGATGGTTAATTAACCAAATCAAACTTAACTCCCCATGATTAAAACAACCATTATTAATGAGTGATTAATAAGTGCAATCATAATTATGGCAATGGCCCATAGACACTCATAATTAGTCCTGAGTTAATTAGTACATTGCTAATTAGTCCTGAGTTAATTAGCCAAATGTTAATCTTCTGATATTAATTAGCCACTGTTAGTTAATGAGTGTTAATGAACCCTGGCTGCTGGCCTCTTAGCTCCTGGTGGTGGATGACTGTCAGATGGCTGGTGTCGAGTGGTGGATGGCACCCCTCCCCCACCCCCTATTGCTTACTAAAGCTATATACCACCATCATAAATTTTTCAATTTCCCTAGACACAGTTCAAACCCCCACCTGCAATTGACACTCAATAATATTCAACCCCCCCCATCCACACCTGCCCAGTATCAATTATTGCCACCTATCCATTTGATTTTTATCATGATAATGTTATATTAGAATTTTCTTACTTTACTTATACTATACTACAGGTCTATAATACAGCCATGAATGACAATAACTCAACAAATCCATTAGCTGGAAAGCCTGTCAGGAAAGCACTCAGGGAAAGTGTTGAGGATGTCTATTACAATCTTGGTGGAGAGGCTGGCCTGCAAGACTGGGTTGAACAATCCACTGTGAACAGGCGTATCTTCTACAAGGACATCCTGCCCCGACTCATTCCCAGGGAAATGAAGCAGACCATCACCGGCAGCTCCAAAGAGCCTCTGCGCATGGTCATTACCTGGGAGGATGAAGACCCGTCACCTCCCCTTGGTGCTGCTGCTACTGGTATCATGAATGCTATAACTGCTGATGATACTGACTGATGGCTGCCCAGGTCATAAAGATACCGTACACCCCCAGACCCCAGCTGGCGTTTGTACACAAAGAGCTAGATAGGTGTGAAGAAGCCTGTCTGGTTCTGCATCGACGTGCAGGGAAAACTGTACTCCTGCTTAACCACATCATCCGCAAAGCTATCACCTTCCCCAGGGATGATGGTGAATTTGCCTACTGTGCCCCCTTCCTGAAGCAAGCCAAGCGTATTGCCTGGAAATATCTCAAGAAGTACACCAAACCCATTCCCAACTGCACAATCAGTGAATCTGAACTCACAGTTACCCTGCCCAATGGTTCCAGGATTGGCCTTTATGGTGCTGATAATCCTGAAGCTCTGCGTGGTGTGTACCTGGATGGTGCTGTTCTTGATGAATTTGCCCAGATTGATCCTGATGTGTATGAGTCCATCCTCTCACCTGCTCTCATGGATAGGAATGGTTGGGTTGTATTCTCAGGGACTCCCAATGGGCGCAATGCCCTGTATCACAAGCTTGTTGAACTGAGGCAGGAGAAAGCAGCATTTACCCTTGTCCTGCCTGCCTCCAGATCTGGCATCCTGACCCCTGAACAGCTAAGAAAAGCCAGAATCAGATGCCGCACTCAAGAGAAATATGACAGGGAGTATGAGTGCTCCTTTGATAGTGTTGCTGGGAAAAAGATATACCCTGAGTTCAATATGCACGTGCATGTTGCCAAGGAATCTCTCATTCCTGCAGAGCCTGTACACATTATCAGGGGCTGGGATAATACTGGCCTATCTCCTGCTGTTGTTCTGACCTACATGAATGTTCAGCAGTTGAGAGTGTTCAGGGAGTTTGTCTTCCATGATGTTGATATCAGGGATGCCACTGAGGCTGTTGTCCTCTGGTGCCAGACAAACCTGCATCCCAGATGTACATACTCTGATTACAGTGACCCTGCAGGTAAAAACAGGGACAGCATCAAGATGTCTGCCAAGACATACATAACAATCAAAGCCAGAGAGATGGGGATGGATATCAATCTCCAGGATGGCATCCAGAATCCTGATATCAGGTGGTCATCTGTACGTGGACGTCTGACAAGGGTCTTCAATGGTGAACCTGCCTTCTTGATTGATCCCTCCTGTGATAACTTGATCCAGGGATTCATGGGGGCCTATGCCTTCAAGGAGATGGTTGGTATGCCTGGTGTGTTCTTGAAAAGGGCAGACAAATCATCAGGATATGCGGACTCACAAGATGCCCTCCAGTATCTCTGTTCCAGAATATTCATTACAAATGAAGCTGTACGTGCCCAGGATGTTGCTGATGATTACTTTGATGAGGATGATGCATTTTATCAGAGTAATTATGATACCAGGTCTGGCAGAAGTGCAATTGGAGGTTACTGATGGCCAAGAAGAATTTGCAATGGCTGCTTGACAATATTGATGTGCCCAACCTTGTGGACTCCCTGGATGAGGACACTGTCAAAAAGGTTGCTGCCAGGGTCAAGGCTGGGTATGACCTTGATGAGAATTCAAGGGTTGACTGGTACAGGAGGACTGAAGAGGGCCTCAAGATAGCCAAGCAGATCACAGAGACAAAGACATTCCCTTGGAAGGGGGCTGCCAATGTCAAGTACCCTCTGATTGTTATCTCAAGCATCCAGTTTGCTGCCCGATGCTATCCCCAGATAGTCAAAAGCCCTGATGTTGTAAAGGTAGCAGTGATTGGAGAAGACACCTCTGGCCAGAAGCAGTCTCAAGCCAAGCGTGTTTCCCAGCACATGAGCTTTCAGTTCCTGGAACAGATGACTGAGTGGGAGTCTGACCTGGATCAGCTGCTCCATGGCCTCCCTGTCATGGGAACCTATTTCAAGAAAACATACTTTGACAGCCTCCTGGCCAGGAACAAATCCATCAGCCTCACCCCCTTTGAGCTGGTTGTTAATCTTAAGCACAAAGGGGGCATTGATACTTGCCGCAGGATCAGCCATAGGATCATGCTGTACAAGAATGAGGTGTTGGAAAGAGAAAACAAGGGTCTGTTTACTGGTGGTGTATCTGAGAAGTTTGACTACACAGATGGCTGTGAAGATGAGCAGGAGCTTTTCATTGAGCAGCATTGCTGGTATGACCTGGATGGTGATGGCTATGAAGAGCCATATATCATAACAATCCACTATGAGAGTGAGTCTATTGCCAGGATAGTGGCCAATTATGATGAGTCCACACTTGAAACAAATGGTAATAAGGTTGTTCGGATCACTCCTATCCAGTATTTCACCAAGTTTTCCTTCATTCCCTCCCCTGATGGTGAGTTTTATGACCTTGGATTTGCCCATCTCCTTGGTCCCATCAATGAATCCATCTCAACTACCATCAATCTGCTGCTGGATGCTGGTGCCCTGTCCAATACTGGTGGGGGTTTTATAAGCAAAGGTCTGCGCTGGAAGGGTGGACACCTCTCATTTTCCTTGGGAGAATGGAAGCCTGTGGACTGTACTGGGATGAGCCTTAAGGATAGCATCATGCCCCTCCCAATCAAGGAGCCATCCAATGTCCTTTTCCAGCTTCTTGGCTTGCTCATTGAGACTGGGAACAAGATGGCCTCTGTTAATGATGCCATGATGGGTGAAACTCCCTCCCAGAATACCCCTGCAACCACCACTCTTGCCCTTATTGAACAGGGCCTGAAGGTGTTCTCTGGCATTTACAAACGCATCTACAGGGCACTGAAAGAAGAATTCAAGAAGGCATACAGACTCAATAGCCTGTATCTGGATGAAGTTGAGTATTTCAACATAATTGACTCACAGGAACAGGCAGCAGTATTCAAGAATGACTATCAGGTCAATAATTTCAATGTTGTTCCTGTTGCTGATCCCACCATGGCTTCTGAGGCACAACGTCTTGCCCAGTCTAATGCTCTGATGCAGACTCTGGAAGCCAATCCCACCCCTGAAGGCAAGATTGAAATCCTCAGACAGTACTATGAGTCAATATCTGCCAAAAATATTGATAAGCTCTTGCCCAGGGATAAGATTGAAGCAATGCTCAATAACCCTGCTCCCTCCCCTGATGTGCTGAAATTCCAGCTGGAAACACAGAAGGCAAAGGATGATATGGATATCAAACTCAGGGATGCTGAAATAAGGACTCGACAGGCAGAAGCCAACCTGGAAAGGGCCAATGCTGAGATTGATCTGCTCAGGGCACAGACCCTCAAGACCATAGCAGATGCTGAGGCTGTTGAGCCTGGTGCTCAGCTTGAACAGTACAAGGCTATTGCATCAGACCTTGCAGCTGAAAGACAGCATGAACGGGAAGTTGCCAAATTAAACCAAGCAGCAGATGGAGGAGCCAATGGAAGATCAAATAACAAAGGAACAGATGCTTCAGTGGCTTCACCACCCAACAACAAAGCTGGTGTTCAAGGAATTAAACAACCAGCGGCAAAAGCTGCAGGACAGCCTCCTGTCGGGGAGTCAATTGAATCTCAGCTCAGTGGAGCAGACGGCACTGCAGACTACACTGGTCTTGGGCAAGATATCAGGAATCAATTTAATTCTGGAACTTGAAATTGATGAGGAGTAATCATGTCAGTCATATATAAAAATCTCCATCAACTCAGGAAAGTTCTGGTTGCTCCTGAGATGCAAGGCATCTTGAATGTTGTCAGGAATACATTCTGTGTCAGCCATTTCCAGAATTTCCAGTCAGCTATATCATACATTGGGGCAACAGAAGCCACCCTGATTGTTGATGTTGACTGCTCTGTAACTGCTGATACAACTGTTCCTGACAATGTTTCAATAACCCGATGTGCCCAGGCAGGGATACATGTTGCTGATGGGAAAACACTTACATTTGTTGGGAAATTCTTATCCCCCAAGACAGCCTGCTTTTACTGGACAGGTACAGGCTCTATTGTATTCTCAGAAGGGTCTGTGTCTAAAGTTTACCCTGAATGGTTTGGCGCCAATGATTCTGTTGATTCCCATGATGCTTTACAGAAATGTTTTGACTCTTATGATATTGTTGATCTTACAGACTCATACCTAACATCATCTGCCATTAATCTTACCAGGCAAGGGCAGCTGATTTGTGGTGAATCTTCAAGATACATTGATGGTAAGGCAAAGATAAGAACAACGTCAAACATAACAATGTTCAATATCCTTGCTGATGGGATCAAGTTCCAGTCTGTCTGCTTGTATGGTAATGGGACAGGTGATGCTGCCATGCAGATATTCAATGCAAACAGAACTGATCACATCCAGGATATTGACCTCATATTTGATAACTGCATAATTGGAAATTCATACAAGATTGGCTATCTCAATGGTAGAGGGCTGACGATATACAATAGTGCTGTTGTTGCATTCCTTGAGGGTATAGACCTTGATTTTTCAGGTCTGACTGAAGGTGGCAATTCTGACCAGAAGACAAATAGTGGCTTCAGAACAATATCATTCACCAATAACAGAGTCCACTCTGGTGGTAATGCCTGGCTGTTTTACAATACAAAAGCCAATGCTGATAAAATTTGGGGCATACAGATTAATAACAATTACATGGATACAACAACAGGTATCTGGAGGGGCACATTAAATCTGGGATCAATCTGTAATAATGTTATCCTCAATAATGGTATGACTACTGGGGCCTTGATTTATGTCCCAAGTCCATTTTCCATTAACAATTCCAATGTTGCTTTCAATGTTATCTGTGGTATGGATGATAATGGCTATGGCACAACAAAAGAGATGATCAATATTGTTGCTGCCAATTCTGCCAATGGCTTCAACTTTTCCAACAATGTTGTAAAACGCTGCTCCCAGAATGTTATCTCTCTTATAACAACATCATCCAATGTCAATATTGATAACAATGTATTTACAGACTGTCTCCTTGCCCACAGAGCACCCACCCAGAGATACATTGTATCCCTGCCTGCATCAGTAATATCAGCATTTTCATTCACAAACAACAAGGTGAACTTTAATGCTGCTACAATTGCTGCTGCTACAACTGGTGATCCTCTGGTTCAAAATTATAGCACAGTATCATATAGCAACTACACAGGCAATACCTGTGATCCAAAGTTCCTTGTTCCTATCAGGCAGAAGTCTGTTTCTTATGCTGCCAGTGTTGCTGTTGATGCGTCTATGGCAGATTACCACCTTATTGGTAGCCTGACTGGTAATATTACCTTGGCAACACCTGTTAATGGAGTCCAAGGACAATCAATCAGAATACGTCTTGTCCAGGATGCAACTGGTGGTAGAACAATGACCCTGGGGGCAAACATGGTCTTAACTGGCAGCATAACAACAACTGCCAATACAGTAACCACCCTTGGGTTTGATTATGATGGTACAAAATGGAGGGGAAGCGTCATCCTAACAGGTCAGGCAATTTAGGTGGTGGCTATGGAATCATCCATTCAAGTAAAAGTCCCAGGGAGTTGTGTTGAAGTGGCATTGCCATTACAATATGCTGTTGCCTTATCTGTTACATCAGCACTTGTCTGTTTAACCTGTGTTGTTCTCATAATAAGCATTATCAGACGCTGTAGACAAAGAGAGCAAAGACTTCAAAAACTTCAACTCAGGAGAATACAGCGTGTCACAACCCAACATCCCAGCCCCTGAATTTGTTGACAATCTGTTATCTGTTTTTCAAATTATTGGTCCTTTGATTGCTTGTATTACAGCCCTTATTGTCTGGGCTTGGAGGAAAATGGAAAAGGGCCTTGACAAGCTTGAAGATGCTCTTACAAAACATATAGATGATGATGATAAAATTCATGATAAACTTTTTGATCAGGATAAGGATATTTGTCACAATTTGGATGTTCTGACTGGGGAACACAATAGACAAAAAAGGAGTTGCTAGTGCCTGTATTTTCAAGTTTATCAAAACAGCGTCTTGAAACTTGTGATATCAACCTGCAACTTGTTTTCAACAAAGTCATCAAGCATCTTGACTGCACTGTACTCTGTGGCTTCAGGGATAAGGCTGCCCAGGAAGAAGCCTTCAGGACAGGAAATTCCAAGAAGCATTGGCCCAATGGTGAACACAACAAGAAGCCATCCAAGGCTGTTGATGTTCTTCCATATCCTATCAACTATAAAGATTCCAATCAGATGAGATTCTTTGCAGGATTTGTAGTTGGAATGGCTGCTGATATGGGCATAAAGATCAGATGGGGAGGGGATTGGGACAGAGATGGTGACCTGTCTGATCAGGCATTCAACGACCTTGGCCATTTTGAGCTTGTAGACTGAAAGGAGCTACTGTGAAAGCCCCAAAGAGTTGGAGATCAACCACACTTGGCATTGTTGGTGCTGTAATGGAGGGTACTGGTAGCCTTATGGTAAATGGCACTATTACCTGGAGGGACTGGGCAAGAATGGCTCTCATGGTTGCTGCTGGCCTCATAGTCAAGGATTTTAACGTAACAGGTAAATAATTGTTTACGGAATCCTTATACTGTAGTAATAATAACTGAAAATCCAATTAAAGGAGCCAACCATGCTTAAGCCTGCAGGTCATAGAGTCCTGGTGAAAGTTGATGAAGTTGAAAGCCAGACTGCTGGTGGTATTTACATCCCCAAAACAATTGCTGAAAAACAGACTGAGGCCAATATTTTTGGCACTCTGGTAGCTGTTGGCCCTAATGCCTGGAAGGCATTTGATGATGGTGAAGCCTGGGCTGAAGTTGGTGATAAGGTTGCTTTTGCAAAATATGGTGGTTTTGTCATTGAAGACCCTGAGACCAAAGAGGTTTTCCGTCTGCTCAATGATGAAGACATCACTTGTATCATAAAATAATATCCAGAGAGGATAACATGGACCCCAATTCTGATGTAAACAAAGATGCTGCTGGAAAAGACCAGCAGAATCAATATCCTGCTGATACTTATCATCAGAGCCAAGATGATGCTGGAAAAGACCAGCAGAATCAGGCACCTGACTATGTCTCCATGGCATCAAGCAAAGGCTGGAAGCCCAAGGAAGAATATGATGGTGATGCTGATGCTTGGGTAGATGCTGAAGAGTTCATCAAGAGGCAACCCTTTATCGACAGGATTAGAAAGCAATCCAAACGGATGAAGGAGCTTGAGAAAGCCGTTGATGCTCTTAGCAAGCATTACAAAGTTAACCTTGAAAAGGCCAAAGAAAAGGCCATTGCAGAGTTGAAGCTGAGGCGCAAAGGTGCCATTGAGCTTGGGGAGGCTGATGAAGTTGAGCAGCTTGATTCTGAGATTGAGGAAATAAACTCAATCCAGGCCCCTGAGCCACCAAAAGACCATGTTCTGCCTGATGAAATCATCCAATTCATGGAAGATAACAAGGCCTGGTTCCAAGTGGACAATGAAATGACAGCCTTTGCAGTTGCCTTCAATGAGAATTATCTCAGAAGCAATCCTGGCAAGCTGGAAGAAAGTCTTGCCAAAACACTCAAGGCTGTTAAGAATGCCTTCCCTGACCGTTTTGCTAATCAGAAAAAGACATTGCCTCCGGCAGTCGATGGTGGTGGAAATGTTGGCGGAAACAAGAGCCAGAACAAATATTCTGTTTCTAGGTTAAGCACTGAGCAGAAGATTGTCTATGAGCATCTTGTTAAGCGCAGCAAGCAACTCACCCATGATGAGTATTTCAAAGGCCTGGAAGAGGCTGGATTCCTGGAGGCATAGCAATGACTGAAGCACAAAAGCCTGAAGTCCAGAAGGCTGATCCTAAACCTGCTACCCCCAAGCCTGTTGCAAGACCTAAACGGACTCCACTTGGAGTTCGGAACAGGATTACTTTCACCAAGCAGGACCCCAACTTTGTATACCGGCTTGTCAATGATGATGGCGAACGCATCTCCCAGGCCATCGAAGCAGGATATGCATTTGTTGAGTCTGATGATAAACTGGGTGATGAGCGTGCTGGTGAAGGTGGAGCAATTGACACCAGAGTGTCCAAACCTGTCGGCAATGGAAAACGTGGTTTCCTCATGAGGATTCCGCGTGAATATTACAATGAAGACCAGGCCTTGAAAAACAGGCTGGTTGATGAGTCAGAGCTTGCCTTGAAGCCCAAGACGAAAAAGGGTGAGTATGGGGAAGGTCTGACCAACTCATAAGGAGCTATGACCTATGGCAAACGTAGGCAATGCAAATACCCCCATGGGGCTGCGCCCTGTTGGCACCTTGGGCAGTGGCATTTATGCTGGTAAGCTCAAGACCTATGCCACCAGCACCTCAGACACCACCGCCATTGGCATTGGTGACCCTGTCATCATGTCCGGCACTGGTGATGCTGACGGCACCCCTGTTGTAACACGTCTTACCCAGGCCGGCACCACTGCCATTGTAGGTGCTGTTGTGGGTGTTGTTCCCAACCCTGCTGATCTCAATGTCAATTATCGCAAAGGTTCCACCAACACCAAGGTGCTGGTTGATACTGATCCGAACACCATCTATGAGATTGCAGATTCATCGACTGCCCAGACCACCTGCATCGCCATCACCGATATCGGCAACAACAATACCCTGGCCATGGGCACTGTCGATACTACCACCGGCAATGGCCGTACTGTCTTGGGGACTACCATCGGCACCACCACTACCCTGAACGTCAAAATCCTGGGGCTTTCCCCCAAGGTTGGCAATGCAGTTGGTGACTATGCTAAGTACCTGGTTGTCATCAATAACCACCAGTTCCGTGCCGGCACTGCTGGCATTTAATCCCAGGAAAGGAGACTGATCAATGGGTGTCATTAACACTGGCAATTTTGCAAAAGCCCTTCTTCCTGGAATCAACAAGTGGTTCGGGCAGACTTACAATGAGTGGGCTGAAGAGTTTCCCATCCTTTTCGACACTGAAAGTTCATCCAAAGCCTATGAAGAAGATGTTGGCATCTCTGGCTTTGGCCTGGCTGCTGAGAAGGCTGAGTCTGACGGCATCCTCTATGATGAGGCTTCCCAGAGCTACGTCATGCGGTATGTCAACAAGACCTTTGCCCTGGGCTTCATCATCACCCAGGAGGTCATTGAAGACAACCAGTATGACCTGGGAATCATCGGCAAAAAGCAGGCAAAGAGCCTGGCATTCTCCATGCGTCAGACCAAGGAAATCATCGCCGCAAACATCTACAACCGTGCCTTCAATACCAGCTATACCTATGGTGACGGCACCACCCTGATCGCCTGTGCCAATGGTGGTGGCTCTACCACCCATCCCACCAAGGTGGGCGGCACCTATACCAACGGTCCGGCAGTCAATGCTGACCTGAGTGAAGCTGCTCTGGAGCAGGCTTGCATCGACATTGCCGGCTTCACCAATGATCGTGGCCTGAAGATCAGCATCAAACCCAAAACCCTGATCATCCCCAAGGAACTGGTCTTTGAGGCTGAGCGCATTCTCAAGTCTGTTCAGCAGAATGATACGGCAAACAATGCCATCAATGCACTCCGCAGCTCTGGCATGTTCAGCAATGGTGCCAAGGTCAACCATTACCTGACTGACCCTGATGCCTGGTTCATCAGGACCAACTGCCCGGAAGGCATGAAGCACTTCAACCGCGTGGACACCCAGTTCGGCATGGATGATGACTTCGACACCACCAATGCCAAGTTCAGGGCACGTTTCCGCTGCTCCTTCGGGGTAACGGATAAGCGCGGAATTTACGGTAGTCCTGGCGCCTAGCATGCCATAGGACTGTTCCCAGATAAGAGGGGCAGGGAAAACCCCTGCCCCTTTTTAAATGTCTATTGGAGGTGACATGAAACTTAATCTTGGCTGTGGTCAGAACAAGCTTGAAGGTTATATCAACATGGATGCTCTTGATGGGTTATCCATCTATCCCCTTGAGTACAAGGGCTGTGTTGATGAGATAAGGGCATCTCACGTGCTGGAACACTTTGGGCATGAAGAATCAGTTCAGGTCCTGCTCAACTGGGTGGACTGTCTCGTTCCTGGTGGGGTGATCAAAATTGCCGTCCCTGATTTTGATGATCTCATTAGGAGATACCAGGCAGGTGAACCTCTCAATTATGAATGTATCCTGTTTGGAGGTCAGACTGATAAGTATGATTACCACAAGTCCCTCTGGAGCTGTAACAAGCTCAGGTTCATCATGGAGTCCATTGGGTTGTATGGCATCAGAACCTGGCAGAGTGAAATTGCTGATTGTGCATCATATAACTTCTCACTTAACCTGATGGGGTACAAGAAATGAAAAAGACTGTTGCTCTCTGCTCCTGCCCAAGACTTGGATACATGGACTTCATGGGACAATCCATTGCTGCCTTTGCTGTGAACAAGATTGATTATCGGAACCTGTATGGTGTGTTCTGGTCCCAGTCACTCACAGGAGGCATCCAAGGGGCACTGGATGATGGATATGAGTATATCATAACCACTGACTATGATAGCATTTTCACTGGTGAGACTGTTGCCCAGTTAATCCGCCTGATGGATCAGAATGAACATGCTGATGCTATCTGCTGTATGCAGATGGGGCGTTTCTCTGGCTTGTTGTTGACTACTGAAAAAGGAACTCTGTCATACAATGAGTTGAAGAACAATGCCTTGGTTCCTGTGGCTACTGGACATTTTGGCCTTACAATTTTCAGGGCCTCTGTGCTTAAACAGCTGAAAAAGCCCTGGTTCTGGTCAAGACCTGATGAAGATGGAGAGTGGAAGAGGGTTGGAAATAAGCTGGATGATGACATATATTTCTGGGACAACTTCAAAAACTGTGGCTTACAGTTATATGTTGCCCCCAGGCTCGTCATTGGCCACCTTGAGCTGCTCATAAAATGGCCTGGTGAGAACCTGGAAGGCATCTATGAAACAACCCAGCATTACCAGAAACATGGGCCTCCATATGATGTATGGAAATAACTCTTTACCTTCCAATAATATACAGGTTATAATCTGGCCACGATAAGAAGCTGTTATAACAGCACAATCCACTGAGGAGAAATTATCATGGGAATTAAAAATGGCAACGTAGTTCAGGCTAAAGTTGGCACAGTAGCAAGAACAAATACTTCCGACAAGTACTGCTTCATGCTTCCGGCAAATGCCATGGTGATTGGCGTCAGGGTGATAGGAGCCAACTCTGACTCGGCAACATCAGCAACCCTCACCTTCAAATCCCGTCCTGTTGATGGTTCTGCTGCTGCAGCCACTTTTGCTACTGTTGATGCAAAGAACACCGTCAATGGCCAAAATGACGCTGCTTCCATGACTGGCATTGCCTTTTCCAGGACTGCTCTGCCTGTTCACATCACCGCAGCATATAGTGAATCTGGTGCTGCTACTGTTGGTGGTGAATGGACGTTCATGGTTGAGTATCTCTAAGGGGTAACAGATGGCAAACACTATTACCACTACATACCTGATGAATGGCACAAGGAACTTCACAGCCAAGGTTGATATTGTGGCTGATGGTTCTGGTGATGAAACTGGTGCTGTCATCATTGATCCTGCTAATCTCACAGGCACTCCTTCCAAGTTCAAAATCTCTGAGATCAGTTGGCAGCTTGCTACATTTACAGCTGTGCTGATCTGGGATGCTGATACTGACAAGTATGCCTTTGCCCTTACTGACTATGGTGATGGCCATATCAACTTCCTGAAACAGTGCGATGCTCCCCTCATCAATGATGCTGGTACAGGGGTTACTGGGAAGCTGCTCCTTGTCACCAGTGGCCTTGGTGTATCTGGAGATAGGGGCACCATAATCATCAAAGGCTATCACTAATGTCTCTCCCACTTGGATCAACAGATGGACACAATTTTGGTGACTACAATGCCATCTGTGACGTCTGTGGATTCAAATTTAAAGCAAGTGAACTCAGACGCAGATGGGATGGAATGATGGTCTGTTTACTTGACTATGAAGAAAGACACCCTCAAGATTTAATCAAGATCAGGCCTGATAGACAGGCTGTTCCTTGGTCTCGCCCAGAACCCACCGACACTTTCGTCACCCCAGCTCCAATAGACCCTGATTCATTGTAGGTGATGTATGACAACATCTGGAACTGACTCTTACCCTGTTGCAAGAGATAGCATTTCCAGAAGGGCACTCAGGATGGTAGGGGCTTATTCCTCAATGGATGCCCCCAAGCCTGATCAGCTTCTGGATGCAATAACTGCTCTCAACATGATGCTTAAATCATGGTCTGCTGAGGGTTTTCTCTGGCTTAGGCAATTTGTAACCATAGACATAATCCCTGGGACAAACAGTTATCAGCTTGGTCCTGCCAGTACTGTCCCAATGGATCGACCTTGCCATATATTTGGTGCTAATTTCCAAAATGCTTCAGGCAATGAAGTGATTATGGAGCCAATTTCAAGGTCTGACTGGATGGCCATACCATCCAAGGCATCCAAGGGCACTCCTGTCCAGTTCTACTATGACTCCCAGCAGACCAATGGAATCATATATGTGTGGCCAACCCCTAGTCCAGGGCTGACTGGCAAACTTGTCCTTGATGTTGATAGGCAGCTTGATATCATGGTGGATAGCCTTAATACATATGACTTCCCTCCCAGCTGGTATGAGGCCATTGTATATGGACTGGCTGCCCGTCTTGCCCCTGAATATGCTGTGCCTATCACGGAAAGAAAGATGCTGGTTGATGAGGCATCTTCAGCCTTGGCAAAGGCATCTACTGATGACAGGGATACATCATCTGTTTATTTTGAGGTGAGAAAATGAGTTACGGCAAGTCAGTTGATTTTCTCTTCAATCAGATAAGACATGCCCTGGCAGACCTTGCTGGTGGTTGGGTATATTTCTATTCTGCAGGGACAACCAACCCCAAGAACATATACCTGGACAGGGAGCTTTCCTCCATAGCTGCAAATCCATACCAGCTATCAGCTGATGGGACTGCTGAGCTGTTTGGAGATGGCCTTTATCGAATTGTTATAAAGAATGCATCATTTGTTACTATCTATGATTATGATGATGTATCATTTGTTGATAATAGTGACCTGCTCAACTCCCAAACCATCAATGAAAGGGATTTGTTTTACCAGAATACCCTGGACAGGATTCAGTTCCTCAAGTGCTACTATGACATATTTGCTGAAGTTGATACTCTGTCCTTGGGTGGAAGCACCCTTCCTCAGTACAGCTCATTTGACTTCTCATACTATGGCCTCCCTGGAAGCACAGCAATAACAGGTGAGCTTGTTGATGGAAATACCTATTATGGAGCCTGGCTGTATATGCAGGCTGATACCACTGGAACTGTGTCTGCTGAATACTCAACAGATAATGAGGCCAACTGGGATGCTGTGCCATCTGATGGCTATATCCCTGGTGAATTTAACACCCTGAAGATTAAGTTCACATGGCTGGTTGCAGGGAAGATGTATTCATTTGGCCTGTTCTATGATTACTCTGGAAGCCTTGCTGTTGTCCAGCAGGGATTTTGTCAGACCTCAGGCTTCAACAATCTGACTGAACTTGCTGCCCAGATATCAACTGACCTGCCTGTTACTATTGTTGTTGATAGTCAGATATCAGTTGGTGGTGGTTCTCCTTTGTCCCTGCCTGATAATGCTGATATCAAGTTTGAAAAGAATGGTGGGATCAATCTGGATCAGAATCTCACCATCAATGGTGTAGGATATGGCAAACCCAATAAGGTGTTCACAGGGACAGGAACTGTTACCTTTGCCTCTCCCAACCAGCTGTATGTCAATGCTGAATGGTGGGGGGCTACATCTGCTGGCCTTCAACTGGCAGTCAATGCCTTTAAGTGTGTAAACCTAACAGGAGCATTTACATCTTCCAGTACAGTCCTGATACCTAGCAATACTGAAATATTTGGAACTGGAACCATCTCCAGGGATACAGCTGCTGCTATCCATGATTTCATTACCAACTCTGATGCTGTCGCAGGCAATGTAAACATCAAGATCATAGGCATCACCATTGATGGGAATAAGCTCTCTCTGGCTGCTGAAAATGCTGGAGATAGATTCAGCGGCATAAAGTTCACCAAGGTTACAGGGAACAATGTTATTGAATCTGTAACTGTTAAAGGGACAGTCAACAATGAGACTGGAGGGGGCATATACCTTGACCAATGCTCTGATGTGTTTGTTAGCAAGTGCACCGTATATGATCATGATAGGACTGGCATTGTCGTACTGAATAGTACAAGGTGCAGCTTCATAGGGAATGCCTGCTATAGCAATGATGGAAGTGGCATTACTGGCTCAGGCAATACAGACAACAAGTACATAGGAAACAGGTGCTACAACAATGGCACCAATGTCCTGTCTGCATCATATACTGGACTGAATGGAACAGGAACAAGGTCCCTGATAAGTGGAAATATCTGCTCAGGCAATACTGGGGCAGGGATTGCAAGTGGCGATGGAGCACTCTCTGGGAATTATTCCATTATAACAGAGAACATCTGTTATGATAATACCCTGGAGGGCATATATGCTGTTGTTGGCAGAGGCCAGATAATCAAGGGCAATAACTGCTACAATAATGGCAATGGTACCAGCAAGAGAACAGGCATCAGCTGTGGCTATACTGCTTGGTCAACAGGGGCTTCAATAGCTGCTGCTGGAACATATAGGCGGCATCTGAAGAATGTATACATATCCACAGGATCAACGTGGCCTCTTACCACTGGGGCTTCCCCTCCAGTCCATACTGCTGGGACTGCTTCTGATGGCACTGTCTCATGGGCATTTGTATCATCTGAGGCTTCTGGTGGATATGTAGTTGCAGAGAATACCTGTACACTCAATGGCTCTGGTGGCATATTTGCTTCTGGTGATGGCAATCTCATATATTCAAACAACTGCACTGGTAACAATTCTGGCCCTGGGATTATGCTTGAATACTGTACCAACTCATCTGCCTCCAACAATCTATGCACCAATAATGGTGTTGTAACATCTGCTAACTCCTGTGGTATGTTGATATCTGGATGTACAAGCTGCTGTGTATTTGGCAACCAATGCTATGATGATCTTGGTGCTGGAGGTGTTCAAGAAAGTGGCATCTGGTTAGCAGGAGGAACAAGCAATGTTGTGAATGATAACCTGATGTTCACTAATAAGACCAACTCTCTGAGGACTACATCAACTCCTGCCTATTCATCCAATGGGAATAAGTATGGAACTGATTCTCTCCAGGGAACATTTACACCAGCAGCAGGAGCATCAACATTCACAGTCAATAACAACAATTCCAGGGGAATAACCAATATCAAGGTATGGTTTGGGAACTCAACTGCCATATCCAGAAAAGTGGCTGTTACTTCTGTTGTTGTAGGCACTAGCTTTACTGTAACCACTACGGATGGCAACTTTGTTGGAACTGAAGTTTACAACTATGAGATAATGTAATGGATATACTCTTTACAAAGCCATACTACAATGGAGACCAGGCAGCAAATACTGTGTCCCTGGTAGATGCTTTCAATGTCTGCTTTGAAGCAATCCCTACAGGTGGATATGCAATAAGGCGCAGACCTGGGCTTACAGCCATTGAAAAGCACAATGAGTATGTTGGCCAAGGCCTGTACTGGTCAGATAGAAAGAAAGGCCTGTATTATGCTTTGAATGGAAAGCTGTATGTCAAGACTTCTGCTACAGCAACATCAAAACTCATAGGAGCAATCCCTGGCAATGTCCTACCTGCAGTATTTGCTGAAGGTCAGCTCATAGACTTGACCCCAGTAATATATGCAGCTAGTGGTGGGAAACTACGTCTGATCAATGCAAATGCCGATACTATCAGCACTCCAGCTGATTTAACAACTCCACAGTCCACCTTCATTGCTAGCTTAAACAATAGGTTTATAGCCAATGATATTTTACATGACCAAGACTTCCTGATCACTGATTACAACCCTGATCCTGCTGTTGAAGTTCTTGATGCCACTTACTGGTCTTCAAGTGCCAACCCTTTCAGAGCAACTCAGAAGGCTGACCCTATCACAGGCATCTACACTGGATGGAATGAGATATACATTTGGGGATCACAGCTATGTGAGGTCTGGCAAGAAGATGGCATCAACCCCATATCACCACTGATTGGTAGCTCTATTGAGGCTGGGTGCTGCTCTCCATACTCTGTTGTCATGGCAAACAATACAGTGTATGCTATTGGTGATATGTCTGGCAAAAGGGCAATAATCACCATAAGCAATCGGAATCCAAGCATTGTATCTGAGCCAATAGCCAACATCATCCAGGGTATCCATACTGTTGATGATGCTATTGGTTCACTCTGCTTTGCTGGTGGCTTAAACTTGTACATAATATCATTCCCAGCATCAGACCTGACCCTGGTCTATGACTTCAAGAATGATATCTGGAGCAAGTGGAGTTCCTGGGATTTATCAAATGCAAGACATAAGCTGTTCAGCGGAACATTCCACACCTTTGCCAAGTCCTGGGGGAAGTACGTATCACTTTCCCAGTCAGGCAATCTGTATGAAGTATCAAGATCAGCATATACAGATGATGGAAACCCCATAAGGTCTTCAGTCATTACAGGCTGGATCGACCATGGCACCTATAACAGGAAGCGAAGTGATCAATTGATCATAAAGCTCAAAGGCTACAATCCTTCTGCAGCTACCATACTTGTAAGATGGAGAGATGATGGAAGACCTGAATGGTCATCAGCTGCTGAACTCCCAATTCAATCAGGTAGCCAGAACAGCCACTATGCCATCCTGAAAAGGATGGGGGTATACAGGTCAAGGCAGTATGAGTTCATAATGACTGATGCTGCTGATATGGCTCTCATGGGTATGGAAGAAGAAGTATTGAAGCTGAGGAACTGATGAATTTCCCTGTGCTATCAAAGCCTCCCACATCAGGAAACCAGAATGAACTTTACAGATGGTTCTATCAAATCTGTGAAATGTTCAATGGTGTCAAGGCCATATTCCTAAGCCACGACAACACCTTAAAAGGGGATGGCACTATATCTAAGCCTTTTGGCCTGGATATTGATAGTCCTGATGCAATTACCACTGTTGATGATGTAAATACCCTCCCAGTATCCACCAGTGGCATTGTACACAAGATTGCCTGGTTAAATGTAAAGGCAACTCTCAAGTCATACTTTGATGGGATATATCTTAACTCAGTTGCTCATGATGATACCCTGGAGGGGAAGGGAACTGTTGCTGATCCTCTTGTGGTTAATGATACTCTGCAAGCCTTTGCTCACTATAATACCAATGGGCTCATGACGCAGACTGCAGAGAACACTTTTACTGGGAGAACAATAACAGGAACTGACAACCAGGTAATTGTATCAGATGGAGATGGAGTTTCTGGGAATCCTGTTCTTTCTCTGCCACAGAGCATACACACAACAGCAAATGTTGTCTGGGGAAACTGTTACGCAGGCACTGACACTTCAACAACATATGCCTCACATTGTGTCAGGAGGCTTGACCAATCAGGAGCAGGAAACATTGATAGGGCTGTTCTGGATGTTGAAACTTCCACAGGATCAGCTAGACTCATTCACATAAATGGTAATACTGTAACAATAAGTGCAGCTCTTTATCTCAGACGGAATGGAACAACAATCCTTGGCACATATGGTAATGTTGGACTTGGCAGCATAACAACAACATACAAACTGACTGTATCTGGTGGCTCAATAGGTGTTATAACAGCAGGGTATGGCCTCCGGGTAAAGGAGGGGACCAATTGCAAACAAGGTACTGCAACGTTGGTGGCGGGTACTGTGACGGTGAGCAACACAGCTGCTACTGCCAGCAGTCGAATATTCCTGACAGTGCAATCATTAGGAACGGTGGCATCACCCAAAGCAATAGCTGTAACAGCAAGAGTGGCAGGTACAAGTTTCACAATAACAAGTTCAGATGCAACAGACACTTCTGTTGTGGCGTATGAAATATTTGAGCCTGCATAGGAGTTGATGTGGTCCTGTTATATCTTCCCAAATATGATGTATCACTTGATGACCCTTGCTGCTATCCACTTGGGTTTATGTATGTTTCTGCAGCTCTCAAAGAATATGGTCACAAAGTCAAAGTGCTCAACTGTAATCTGTTTGACTATGACTTGGAGAAAGAGCTTGTTGGTGTCTCCAATGTCTTCTTCACAGGATATGGCGAGTTTGAATCTGAGATTAAGAGAGTTGCCAGTATCTGCAGGGAAAAGGGCATCTGCACCCACCTTGGTGGAGGACTGGCAACATATACTCCTGAAAAGATGGTTAACCATATCAACTGCCTTTATGGTGGGGAGTTTGATGGCTACCTGCCTATTGACAATATCCCTTGGCCTGATTATGTTGGCTTTGGCATATCTGAATATCATAGAAGGCACCCATGTAAATACATGGGAGTCCTTACATCAAGAGGCTGTCCTCACAGTTGTTCCTTCTGCTCTAGTATCTCCCCTTTTAGGGTGAGAAATTTGCTTGCTGTTGAGCAAGAGATTGATTATTACATAAGCAGATACCAGCTTGACATGATTGTATTCAATGACAATACTCTCAATGCAAATTTAAATAGATTTGAAGCCATATGTAGGATGATGCTTAACAAAGGTGTTGCCTGGACCTGTGCCCTGAGACTTGATAATATTACAGATTCTGTTATCAAGTTGGCCAAAAGGTCCGGCCTTGTCTATTGTATTGTTGGGATTGAATCCTTCTCCCAGGAAAAGCTGGACAAGATGAATAAGAACATTACAGTGGAACAGATTGAGAATGGCTTATCAATTCTTGAAGCCAATGATGTTGGATACCATGGCAATGTTATCGTGGGATTTGAGGGTGAAACTGAATCTGATGTAGCTGCTGAATTTGAAGACCTGAAGGCCCGTCCCTGGAATGTGTTCCCAGTATATCTCCAGAAATTCTGTGGGGTAAATGCCAATCCTGTAAAGAATCAGCCATTGGTTGTTGAGTTCACAGATTACATAAAACAGAGGGGCATGTATTGCTTTCCTGAGGCAAACAATGATTGAGATAACTCCTGCTACCAATGAAGAAGTCATTAAGCTATGCCATTTAGGCAGGGCATATCAGCTTGAGTATTCCAAACACGTCATTGTTGATGTGGCTATTTGCATAAAGAATTACACATCATTCATTGAATCTGGGCTTGGCTGTATGTTTGCCCTGAAGATTGATGGCAAGGTAGTTGGAGGAATAGCAGGAGTTGCATATCCTGATATTCACTCAGGGATTATGGTGGCAGTTGAGACATTCTGGTTTGTTGATAAAGAATACAGAGGTCATGGCATAAAGCTGCTTGGAGTTTTTGAAGAATGGGCCAAGGACCAGGAATGTGAGAAGGTGGCTTTGATACACCTCTCAGATTCATTCCCTGATGTACTGGAAAAGATATATGCCCGCAGAGGGTATTGTCTTGTTGAAAAGCACTATGTGAAGGAGATACAGCCATGAGTATTGTCTCAGGAACTGTAGGGGCAATCATGGGTAGCAATGCCCAGAAAAGTGCTGCAAAGAAGCAGAAAGATGCTGCTATGGCCCAGGTTGATGAGGCACAGCGTCAATATGATATCAACCGAAGAATATTCTACCCATATCAACAGGCAGGGTACTATGGGCTTGGCCAGCTGTATGGCCAGGATGTGACCTATGAAGACCCATACCTGACTCTGATGACTGGGGATGAAGTCAAGAGGAAAAAACTTGACAAGAACAAGCTCTGGTACAAAGATGATAAAGGCAATTACTTTGCAGGAAACACCAAGACTGTAAAAGGTGATGGGACTCCTTTTGACCTGCTTGCTGATCCGTGGACAGGTAAGAAGATGCAAGCCCCTGAATATGATGATGTGGTCACCAATGAGCTTGGAAATTATGAGGATGATCCTGGGACAGCAGCCATGCGTTCCCTTGGGAAAGCTGCTCTTAATAAACAGGCCCAGAAGTTTGGCATATCCTATTCCCCAGGGACAATGTCTTCAAGACTTGCTGAGCTTAATCAGAAGTATGACCAGACTGGTTACTCTGATTACAAAGCACAGTTGACTGATAGGTATAAGGCACTACAGGCTGAGTTTGCCCAGAAAAGGGACATCAACCAGAACCAATACAACACCCTTCTGGATGCTGTTAAGATTGGTCAGAATGCCTCTGGTAGTGCTGGGCAGGCAAGCAATAACTACACAAGTGCCTATCAGAATGCTATGAACCAACTTGGCAATGCCCAGGCCCAGTCAGGAGCTGCTGAAGCTGCTCTTTGGTCAGGCCTGGGCAATGTTTCAGGGAGTGCATTTTCCAATGGCCTCAAGTTGGCAGACTATGGACAGAAGGCTGGGTGGTGGGGGTCTGGGAGTGCTGCTGCTGGTCTTGGTGAGGCAGCAGCAGCTGATGCGGCTGTAGCTAGCGCAGCCACTAGCGACCTGGGCACCTATGCCACACTGTTTGGCCTGTAAAGGAGCTTGATATGGATGTTATAAACCCTTGGGGTGGACTTGTTGAAGGGATGAATCAGGTTGGGAATGCTGTTGATACTCTCAGCCAGCAGAGGAACAGAGATGCTGCCTTAAAGCTCCAGATGGATGCTGCTGCAGAGGATGCAGAGACAAAGAGGGGGCTTGCAGCTATATATGCCTCAGGGAACCAGACCAAGACTGTCCCTGATATTACAGCATCCACTGTGCCCTCTGCAGATCCATCAAGGATTAATACTGATTTCTCCATATCAAATAAGCAAGTCCCTGCATATACTCAACAGGATATTCAAAGCAAGGTAGCAGACTATCTTGCAAGCCGTGGAGACTGGGAGGGCTTGAAGAATTTTGGCAATGCCATAGATGTATCTTCAAAGATTGACCAACGCTCACAGACTATGCTCACCAATGTGATGAAGAGCGTCTCTGATATGAGGAAAGCAGGCTTTGATACAGCTTCCATCAAACAGGCACTTCAGATACAGGCAGATAATCTGAATAGGCTCAATGGGCAACAGATTATTGACCCCAGAACCATTGATACCATTGATGTTAATGCTGCTGGTGACCTTATCACCCAGGACATAGGTGGTGGCCAGAAGGCAATCATGGTTACTCAACCCAATGGGATGGTCACTGTTCATGTTGTTGATACTACAAAGCAGCAGAGGGTCAGCAATGAGACCCAACGCATTAATCAGAGTAATGAACGTATCCAACAAGGGTGGGCAAGGCTCAATCCAAGGCTCCAGGCAGAGTTGGAATCATCTAAGGCAGCAGGCAAGCAGGAGAGTGAAGCTCTCATAAAGGGCAAGGATGACTACTACAATGCCCAGGATTCCATGGAGATTGTTGACGAGGCTGAAGCTCTCATTAAGAAGAATCCCAGGAACATTGGTGGGGTTACTGCAAAGTTCAGAGGGTGGCTCGGCTCCATTGACCCCTTGTTTGAGGATGTCCTCAACTCTGGTGACCGCAAGGTGTTTGAGCGTCTCATGATGAACAATATGGAGGCTTTCAAAAAGCTCCTTGGCCCCCAGATATCCAACTCTGATGCTACCTTGATGTTCAACCTGTCTGGTGCTGGAGACACAAGTCTTGCCAGTATCCAGCAGGCATTGCGTAATATCCGCAGAAAGAACCAGACTGTTATCAAGACATTTGAACGCAGACAGGCATCAGTTGGTAGAGCTGCCCCTGCAACAATCCCCTATACTGGGACAGGCAGGAAAGCACCACAGAAAGCATTACCCAAGAGCAATCCAGAGGCCACAACAGCATACAACCCAAAGACTGGTGAGACTATCTATCTGAACAAGGATAGAACTGGGTGGGTTGATCGTACTGGCAAACCTGTGAAGTAAGGAGTTGATATGGCTTCTGATAATTTTGTGCTCCCAGAAATACCTGATGGATTCCGCATAACTGGTCCTGTATATGGAGAACCTGAGCAGGAGGAAACTGCCAAGGCTGATATCCCTCCCCTGCCCAAGGGCTTTCAAGCAGGCACTAATCCAAAAGACCCTCACAACCAGCCCATCAGGAAGCTGAGCAAGGCTGAAATTGCTAAGGCAAAGATTATTGCCAGGGCATCAGATGAAAGAGCATCATGGAAGTCCACAGTAAGAAGATCCTTGCGTTATGGTGGTGCTGGCCTGGGTGCTGTTATTGGTGCTATTGCTACTGGAGTCCCCACTATGGGTGGTGCTATGGGGGCTGGTGGCCTTGGTGGGGCTGGTATTGGATGGGGTGTTGGTGATGTTCTTGGCAATCTGGTATATGGCCCTGATCCTGAAAAACAGATTCCACCCTCTGAAGAAAAGAGAGTGTTGAAACAACCTAATGTTCTGAAGGGCCTTGTCAGGGAAGGTTTGAAACCACATGTTCTTATGAGAAGTGGTGAAAACCTGGCCGCTGCTCCATATGAGATAACCAAGTCAATTACCACCCCTGTTCTGGAAGGTGATTTTGGTGGTGCTGGGTCTGCTGCTGCCCACGCAGGGCTTGGCTTGCTTGAATATCCTGCTACTGCTATGGGACTCAAAGACCTGTGGCAGAAGTTCAAGGGCACTCAGCCTATGGACTTCCAGATGCGTGAGCTCCAGTACATGGCAGAGAATGACCCTCTTGGCCTTGCAATGGGCATCAAGATTGGTTCCCATGCCCCTAGACTGGGCAAAGAAGCCATAAAGGGGGGTGCAAGGGCAACTGTAAGGGCAATGACTGATGAGAAGTCTGCAAGCAATCTTTACAGATCAGCAATGAAGCCTACAATCAAAGAAGGCAAAGCAGCAGAAGTTGATAAGGCAATTAATACTGGTCTTGAAACAGGTGCTGTAATCAACCGCAAAGGGAAGGGCCTGCAAAAGACATATGAAAGAGTGGAGGCCCTTGAGGACCAGGTAAATGGAGTGCTTGATCCTGTAACCAATACAGTTAATGTTGAGGCAATGGATAGGAGCATGGATGGTGTTAGGAAAGCTGCATTTGATGACCTGAACCATCGCGATATTATCCATAGTGTTGCAGACAAATATATCAGGATGCTTAGAGAGCATCCAAAATATGATGCTGCAACTGATTCTGTCCCAGTACAAACAACCAATACCATCAAACGCAGGTTGTATAAAGACTTGAGAAAAGGCGGGGCTTATGATATTGGTCAGGTGCTTTCTGGTAAGGGAACTGCTGCAAAGGGCATGGCCAATGTTCTCATGCAATCCATTGAAGAGGCTGTGCCTGAAATAGGGCCACTCAACAAGAAACTTGGTGAATATCTTAACCTGCAGAAGTACCTTGAAAGAGCAACAAGCAGGATTGAAAACACTGATGTCCTTGGTATGAGAACAAGGTTGGCAATGCTGATGGGCGTAGCTGCACCCAAGTATGCTGTTGTAAGCCTTATGTCTGCCATCTTTGATAATCCCAGTTTCAAGTCAAGGCTGGCTATTGCAATTCACAAGGCCAACAAAGGGAGATTTACTACTGCTCAAGTTAGAAAGATGGTTGATGATATCCCTGAAAAGATAAGAACAACTGTATATCCTGATGATTTTGAGCCAAATGCAGCTGAACCTGGGACCAGTTTTGGAGGTGTTGAGCATGGAAAAGCAGCAGAGCACCCTGTGGAACAAAGTTATGGTGATGTGGAACTGCGGCCTGTATATGACATTAAGCCTGCTCCTGAGCCTGTTACTGGTGATATTCCTCTGGAAGGCAACAAAACACCTCCTGTCAGACCAACAGAATTTGACATTCGTCCTGAATACAATGCTGCTACAGTAAACCCTGTTCCTGAGACTGAAGTACCTCCTGTAATTGAAGGAAATGCAACTCCTGAGCCCAGCAAACCCTTATTTGATTATGAGCCAGCGAAGGACATTGATCCTGCTGCTAAGGTTATCCCTGAGATGGAGGAAAGCACAAGGCTTGACTCCCCTGATATCAACAGGCATGACCTTGCCAGTATAGAGGCAGATATTGCATTCCTGAGACAGAGGGGAGTCCCTGAAGGGCAGATACAGGCCCGTATCAGGCAACTTTACAATGTTTTTGGGAAGGATAGCACCCTTGATATGGGTGGCTATGGTGATATTGAGCTCAGGAGTCCTGCTGGGGCAGATGGGAAGCCTGTAGACCTGGAAGATATGTCTGGCCTTGATTCCAGGCTCAAGCAGCTGAATATTGGCATTCCAAAAGCAAAAACTGAGACTCCCACTCCTGCAGGTAGTCCTGGGGGCAGGGCAGTATCTCCACCAGATGTATCTCCCCAGTCTAAGTCCAACATCAATCTCAATGCTGTCAGAGCAAAACTCAGGTCATTTGGCTTTGATGAAAAGACAATTGATAAATACCTGAAATCATCAACAGGCAAATTGGGTGCTGCAGCAGCATTAACAAGTCTGTATGCTATAGCAGATGATGAGACTAAGAAAAAGATGCTTGGTATCCCTCTGCTTGCAGGATTAATTTTTCCTGCTGAAGTTGCAAAAAAAATACAAAAATAGAGTATTCAACATCCAAGATTCCATCTGTCCTGCTTTTGAATCTGCATTCAAAGCAAATTTCAAGGAGCTGTCTCCAGAAGAAGTGAGAAAATTAAGACTTGTCAGAGTTGATAATGTTAAACACTCACTAAAGGATGCTGCTGGGTTTTCTAAATCACAAAATGCTGCTGTTGATAGTGAGATTTGGAAACCACAAGGGAAATACTATTCAACAAATGCCCATGATTCTGCTGTGCTCAGCACATATGCATTAGACCCTCTATATGACAAAGCAGCAGGCAGAAACAAAAAAGTCAAAGAAAGAATGGAGAATGAAATACTTGATGCTGGTGAGAATTTTAAAGACCATTCTGATGTGTCATATGGCAGACCAACTCCTGACTCCAAAGTTGTTTCAATCAAGGAGAGTGACCTGCAGCACTTTACAGAGATGTGGGCACCAAGTAAAACATCTGTTACTGAGATGTTAAAGGGAAAAGGTATCACCCATCTCATAATTGAGGATGTTGATGGAGTGAAAGGTGCAAAGGAAATAATCCAACTTGAACCAAAGAAAACAAAGGTCAGGGGCAGAGCCAAAGATGGTGGCCTGTATGGTGTGGGACTTGGCCTGGGGATGATCCCGATGGAAAAGGACAGATAATTACTGGAGGAAACATGAAAAAGACAATCAAGCCAGCAGGACTGGGAAAAGTTATCGCTCCGGCCCCTAAAAGGGGAGGAAAAAGGGGAGGAAAAAGGGGGTGCTAGGCGAAAGCATCTATGCCTAGGACTGGTTTCAAAGGGTAGGGGTATAGTATCCCCTACCCTACTTTTAGGTGTAAACTATAGTCTATAATGAGGGGTGGGGTTCCCTGGAAAAAATAGAGCAGAAAATACGTAAAAGATTTTTAAATATTCGAGTGTGTATTCTAATGAGGGGTGGGGTTCCCTGGGCTTATATAGGAAAAATTTTTAGTAATTTCAATAATTTAGTTTTTAAATGCTCCGCCCCCTAGAAAGAATATCTCCCAGTAAAATACGTAAATACGTAAAATACACTGCAGGTCAAGAAATTTTCGAAAAATTTTTTTTTCGTTCCTATATAGGGGTATTTTCGGATTCTTGGTTTTTCCTTTCCCAGTAAAAAAACACTTCTCCTTTCAGTCCTGATAGGGTATACTCCTTTCAGAACTATATACCACATAAGAGGAGGTGTTCAGGATGTGTTTACTTACACTTGAGCAGCAGAACTGTGAGCATGAATGGATCCATTTAAGATGCACAGCAGATGGAGATTTGTTCTTTTGCAGGCTTTGCCGATTGGAGGTGGTTTACTAATGGATATCAATAGACCTATTCTTGATGATAAGTATTCTGACAGGATGATCAATGTTACGTTATTCATTATAATCATTGCAATTGTTGGCATTGGCTTACTTGCTGCAATCCAGTTGTATAGAACTGTAAATACAAAACCTGTGGTGGGGGATTTCAATGGAATGCCCAAAATGTCATAATCAGTTTGCTTATATCTGTAAGCAAAGGATTCATTCTGAGTCAGAGCCAATATCAGGCATCTCTTGTACCCTCTGTGGATACTGGAGAGAGCTGAACCCTTCATTCCAACCCAAGGCCATGATCAATCTGGCTGAGGCCAAGAGAGCTATTACTGTTGATGTAGCTGACATATCAACTGATGGTGCGAAAATCCCTCTGTATCAATTTGTTGTCAAATACACTGATACCATAAAATCATTGAGGGGTGGTGGATTGTCATTCTACAAGATTGTTAAGTCCATGGGCATCAAGCCTGGCTCCCAGGAAAAGTTCACAAGATACTACAGGGAGTTGACGGGGGACCAACGATGAATGAAGCTGGAGTCTGGAAATACATTAAGGAGGGTATGAAGAGCTTCTGGCTTGCCTCCAGGATAGAGTCCAGTGCAGGGAATGGCATACCTGATGTTGTATTCACTCTGCCAAGTGTCCTCAAGAGGAATTCAAGACATGGCTTCATGGAGTTGAAATATATTCCTGAATGGCCAAAGAAAGAAGACACTCTTATCAAACTCCCCCTGAGACAGGAACAGAAGATTTGGATTATGGGAAGAGGGGCCATTGCTGGTGGAGTTTGGGTTTTAGTCAGGATTGCTGATACATTCTTCATTCTTGACTACAAACAAGTGATCCAGACATTTCAAGGACTGCCAAAAGCTGAATGGTACAAGTTTAAGCACTGGGAGAAAAAGATTGAGTTCAGGGAACTGTTTGATATCCTGAGCCAGAATCAATTTCCAAATCAATTTGCCAAAGGTGAATCTGAACTGAAAGGAAAACATCATGGGAATTAAGCCGAGGGATGGATTGTGTCCTGACTGTGGAGCAAGAATGACATTTGCAAGTGGATGCTGGTTCTGTTCCAGCTGTGGTTATTCCCCTTGCCAGTAAGGAGATGATATGATATACATCAAGAGCAAGGGCAGTTTCAGGAAAATCAGCTGTAAGGCACTGGTGGAAAAGCTGAAAGAAGCAAAGGCAGCTGTTGCTGAAGCCAATGGTCATACAGATGGTAGGCTTGTAACTGGAGGTGCAAGTGATTCCAGTGATGATGCTGAGTTCAGGGCAGAGTATGTCCTACTTGCCCAGAAGCAGATTCTGGAGGAACAGACTGCCAATATTCTTGCCAGGGCAGAAATCCTTATCCAGAGAGACATTAACAGACTTTCCAATGCTGTTGATGAAGAGGCTGAATAATGACTGAATATGTTTACAAGACAACCCCATTTAAGCATCAGGAGCAGGCATTCCTGCTGTCCAGGGACAGAGACAGTTTTGCCTTGTTCATGGAGCAAGGGACTGGTAAGACAAAGGTAGCCATAGACACTGCATGCTGGCTGTTTGGCAAGGGAGAGATTGATCTTCTCATTGTTATTGCCCCTAATGGAGTTCACACCAACTGGGTAGTTAATGAGATACCAACCCATGCTCCTGAGCATTACTGTGTTCAAGCAGCAATCTACCGTAGCAGCATGACAAAGGCTGAAGAGGCTAAGATCAATGCTGTTCTCAACTCCAAATTTGGCCTCAAGGTATTGGCTTTCAACATTGAAGCCTTGGCCACCAAGAAGGGCCAAACAATCATAGGCAACCTGGTCAACTCAATGAGAAGCATGATTGTTGTTGATGAAAGCACCATAATCAAGAACCACAAGGCAATCAGGACAAAGGCCCTGTTAAAGATTGCCAAACAAGCTAGATACAGAAGGATTCTCACAGGGACTCCAGTTACACAAGGCCCCTTGGATGTATTCTCGCAGTTCCAGTTCCTTGACCCTTACATTCTGCAGACTCAAAGCTATTATGCCTTCAGGGGCAGGTATGCAGTCATGAAGGAGGTCAAATCCAATGGTCGGACATTCCAAACTGTCCAGAGCTATGTTAACCTTGATGAACTGCAATCTCTTATATCACCTCATTCATTTAGGGTGACAAAGGATGAGTGCCTTGATCTGCCTGAAAAGGTATACACAAAGCTGTATGTTGAACTATCTCCAAGTCAGAAAAGAATATACACTGACTTGAAAAAGAGCATTATTGCAGAGTTCAATGGCAAGTTCATGTCTGCTACAATGGGGCTGACAAAAATCCTGCGCCTCCAGCAGATTGTTGGTGGATTCTTTGTCCAGGATCAGGAGTTGGTTGACTTGGACATTGACTTTGATCAACTTGGTGATATGCCTGAAGCTCCACAAATTGTTCACAGGCCAGAGCCTATTGATCTTGTTAATTCAAGAGTGCAGTCTCTGATGGACTTTCTTGAAGATACCCAGGGAAAAGTTATCATCTGGGCCAGGTTTCGTGCTGAGATTGAATCTATTGCCTTAGCAATAGGCCAGAAGTATGGTTTTCAATCAATTGTTGAATACCATGGAGGAGTGGACCCTTCAACCAGGGTTCTCAACATTGAAAAGTTCCAGAAAGACCCTGCAGTCAAGTATTTCATAGGCCATGTCCAGGCTGGTGGGAAGGGTTTGACCCTTCACGCAGCCAACACAGTCATTTATTACAGCAATGATTTTTCTCTGGAGAATAGGTTACAGTCAGAAGATAGGGCACATCGCATTGGACAGACCAAGAGTGTCCTGTATGTTGACATGATAGCATCTGACACTATTGATGAGACAATTGTAACTGTTCTTCGCAACAAACGTAACATTGCAGATGTCATTACTGGTGATGATCCATTAGACAGCTGGCTTTAAATAGCTGATTTAAAATCCCTCTTTACTTTAATTTTTCCCAAAGATATACTCTCTGGACTAGAACTGAAAGGACAAAAAGATGCCAAAGTGCTATATCATTCAGGAACCCATGCGCAGGGAAGGCAATGTTTTAGCCCCTGTTATGGACTTTCGGAAGGTGCTTGAGTATGGTGATCCTGTGGTCTGTTTGCCTCATGGCAGGGTATCTCTTGCCCCAGGGCCGACAGTTTCAGCTCTCAAGTATCAATTGCGCAATTTCACAGATGATGACTATATGGTATCAGTTGGTGACCCTTCTGCCATATTCATCGCAGCAATGGTTGTCTCTGAAATAAACAATGGGAGGTGCAAGCTACTGAAGTGGGACAGAGATGCCAAGCGTTACATCGAAGTGCAAGTTGACCTTAACTGTGCCAAAAGGAGAACTGAAGAATGAGTGAAAAAGTGCGTATTCTTTTCAAGAGTCATAATCATTTGGCCCAATTTATGACTAAACCCCTGGATCCAAAGTGTGCTGGATACATTGCAAGTGTCCTTATTGGTTCCCAACCGATTGAAGCCTCTTTTAATGGCAAGATGTGTAAATATGACTACCTGCCTGTTGATGGTGAGTGTGATGTGATGATCATTGCTGATAGTAATAGAATCTTACCAATGTATAGCAAGGAGAAAGCTGATGGAACTTGCTGATCTGATGCTTTCTGATGCTGCTGATACTAATATAGAGGTCAGCACTAATGATGTAAGAGATATTTCAGCCCTGGCAATGGCCCAGCTTGAATGGCAGAAGCATATCCAGCAGATGGAAGAAAAGCTCTTATCAGCCAAAGAAAAGCTCCGCAACATTCAGGAATACCTGCTCCCTGAAGCAATGGCCCAGGCAGGAGTCAAATCTTTCAAGTTGATAAGTGGTTCCAAGATTGAGATCAAGGATGATGTTGCTGCCAGCATCAAGGCTAATAAATCAGAAGCTGCCCTTGAATGGTTTGAATGCCATGGTTATAGTGGCATTATCAAGCCAAAGGTGGAAGTCAAATTTGGCAAAGGGGATAGGGACAAGGCTGCTGCCCTTCTGGAGGTTTGCAAGAACTGTGGATATGATGCTGTGGAGAATCTTTCTGTCCATCCACAGACCCTGAAGGCAACAATCAAAGAGGGGTTGTCAAAAGGCAATGAGTTTCCTGAGGATATTTTCAATATCCACCAGTACAAAAAAGCAATAATCAAGTAAAGGAGATTACCCATGGCAAAAGCTGCTGAAGAGAAAGTTGTGACTGAGAAGGATGTTATTACAACTGAACCTGCTCCCCCTCCTGTTGTTGTTGACTTTGCTGAGGATATGGGTGCTGGCTTTGAGAATGCTGATTCTGACAGCTATGCTATACCTTTCCTGCGTATCCTCCAGGCAATGTCCCCCCAGGTCAAGAAGTCTGATGCTGGCTACATCAAAGGGGCTGAAGAGGGGCACATCTTCAACACCGTTACTGAGGAAATCATTGATGGCACCAAAGGCATCTTGGTCATCCCCTGCTCATATGAGCATATCTATCTGCTCTGGGCGCCTGGCAGGGCTGGTCTGAGGGGAAGGCTCAGCATTGCAGAGTATACTTGCTGCCGGAAGCGGAATGTTACCAATGATAAGGGGCAGACTGTTGAAGTTGATGCCAATGGGAATGTTATATCTGATGCTCGCCAGCATTACGTTCTGGTCATCAAGGATGATGGGGCACTTGAACCTGCACTGATTAGCATGTCAAGCACCCAGATCAAGAAGTCAAAGAAATGGATGTCCATGATGACCAATATCAAGACAAAAGGGCAGACTCTGCCTATGTTCAGCCAGATATACCGGCTGACTGTTGTTGCTGACCCTCCCAATGACAAGGGAACCTGGATGGGATGGAAGATTGAGCACGTTTCCCAGATTCAGGACCGTAGCCAGTATGATATGGCAAAAGCGTTTATGGCCCTTATCAAGGCTGGTAAAGTGTCTGCTTCTGATGATGGGGCTGGGGCAGAAGATAACTTCTAGCAGGTCAGTGCCTGTAGGGGGCCAGAAATGGCCCCCTATTTTTGCTTGTTCTGGGGAGGGGTTTAATGGTCAACAAATTCATGGAATTATTTTCAGGTCTGTCATTAGCCTATGGAGAATATGATGCCCCAAAAGTGGAGGCTGGCAAGAAGGCAAAAGGCAAAGCAAAGACTGTAAAGAAACAAGTCACTGCCCTGAACTGGGAGCTACATCTCAGCGGAATCAAGGGCTTGGGCATAGTGCCCATAAAAGAGGATAGCACAGTATCATTTGGTGCTATTGATATTGATAACTATGATAACTTTGATATCATATCTCTCACAGAAACAATTGAGAGGCACTCTTGGCCACTAGCAGTTTGTAGAAGCAAGTCTGGTGGAGCACACATATTCATATTTACCGCAGAACCAATACCCTCCAGCATTATCCGCAGCAAGCTCAAAGAAATAGCAGTATCACTTGGTCACCCTGCTGCTGAGATTTTCCCTAAACAAGACACTATTGATCCAAAGAGGGATATTGGCAACTGGATCAATATGCCTTACTTTAATGTAGATGATACAGACAGATTCTGTATTAGCAAGGGTGAACGTCTGTGTGCAGTTGGCTTTCTTGATTTTGCCAATTCCATAAGGGTGTTGGAATCTGATCTACCTGAGATTGTGATTCCTGAAGCTGAATTCAGCGATGCCCCTCCTTGCTTGGAAATACTTGTTGCCCAGGGATTCCCAGGGGGCAGCATGAACAATGCCTTGTTTGACCTGGGGGTATATGCAAGGATGAAGTTCCCAGAAGACTGGCACGTGAAACTTTATGATTACAATAAGAGATTCCTTGGCCCAGGGTCAGCTCAAGAAGTCCAGCAGGTAATCAAAAGTCTGGACAAGAAGAAGTATGTTTACAGATGTCAAGAGCCACCAATCTGTGGATACTGTAACAAAGCTCTTTGCTTTACCAGAAAGTATGGGCTGATCAGTGAGTCTGGCAGCTACAAAAGTGGAGCCACCCAGAAGGTGACTCGGCCTTGCATCCTTGATGAAGTTGAAAAACCTGTCAAGTGCTATGAACCTGCTATCGGAAGTTCTGATGAGCCATACTGGGTATTCAATATCAATGGAACAGAGTTTGATGTGACTATTGATATGGTCACTAGCCAAATAAAGTTTAACAGGCAGTTCCTGAAAATGTTCAAAAGGGTGAACCTGCCTGTAGATGAAAACAGATGGGCCAATAAGATGAATGAGCTTTTATCATCTGCTGATACTTATGAACTTGCTGGAGATGCAGGCCCTGAAGGGCAGCTTTGGATCCACCTTGAAAACTACTGTACAGGGAGGGTACAGGCAAGAACACAGGATGAATTGAAACTTGGCAAGCCGTGGACAAATAATGATAGGGTATACTTCAGGTCAACAGAGTTCACAAGATACCTTGATACCAACAGGTTCAAGGAGTTCAAAGAACGTGAAATCTATGCTATCCTGAGAAGGAGGGGTGCTGAACATCACAAATTTATGATCAAAGGTGCCTGTGTTTCATGCTGGTCTATACCTGCATTTAAGAGGCAAGACCAGGATTTTGATCCCCCAGAACCATTGCCGGAGGAATTCTAATGATACAGATAATAGCTGGGCCACCAGGGACTGGCAAAACCACAACCTTGATTGACATCATGGAAAAGGAGATGGAGAATGGTGTTGAACCTGAGGAAATAGCTTTTGTCTCATTTACCAAGAAGGCAACACAAGAGGCAATGCAAAGGGTAATTGATACATTCAGACTTGCCCCCAAAGACTTCCCCTGGATCAGAACATTCCATAGTATTGCCTATCAGGTAAGAGGTTGTCACAGAGACCAAGTGATGGCCTCAAATCATTATGATGAAATTGGTAAGATGCTGGGCATTGAATTCTCCAGGGATACCATGTCTGATATAATGGAGGGTGCTCTATCCACAAGGCACAAAGGTGACTATTACAATTATATGTACAACTTTGCCAGGGCAAGGGGCCTGACATTTGAAACAGTCTGGGATATGCTCAGGGATGAAGACACCCTTGATTGGTTTGAATTCAAGAGGTATGTTAATACAGTTACTGAATACAAGAATGATAATGGCCTGATAGACTTTTGTGATATGCTATTTGTTCATGATACTGCCATCCCAGTAAAAGTGGCAATCATAGATGAGGCCCAAGACCTTTCAACTGCCCAATGGAAGCTGGCTGCATCCCTGTTCAGGACTGCTGAGAGGATGTATATTGCAGGGGATGATGATCAAGCAATCTATACCTGGGCAGGAGCAGATGTAAAGCACTTTCTCAATATGGAGGGTGAGAGAAGGGTGTTATCCCAATCTCATAGGATTCCGCGCAAGATCCATACTCTTGCTATGGAGATAGCAGAAAGAATCAACATGAGGATGCCCAAGGTATATCATCCAAAGGCTGAACAAGGGTCTGTTGACTTTTATCACAGGGCTGATGATGTTGACTTTTCATCTGGCTCCTGGCTTCTACTGGCAAGGAATGGATATATGCTTTCTGCTCTGGCTCGTGTCTGCAGGGATCAAGGAGTTTATTTTTCATTCAGGGGAGGCTCATCTGTAAACAAGCAGCATCTGAAAGCAATAATGATATGGGAGGCTCATAGGAAGGGCACCCCTATTACCACAGAGGAAATGCTATTTGCTGATCAATTCATGCCACGTAATTGCCATGATATCTGGTCCAGCAATAAGATATGGCACGAGGTATTAACTGGAATACCTGAGTATGATAGGGACTATTACATATCCCTGTTGAGAAGGGGTGAAAAGATAACAAAAGAGCCAAGAGTTCACATCAGCACAATCCATGGAGTTAAAGGTGGAGAGGCTGATAATGTTGCATTAGTGACTGATATTTCACTAAAAACCCACTATACAAAAGAGAGATTCCCTGACCATGAGCACCGTGTCTGGTATGTTGGTGCAACTCGTGCCGCAAAATCTTTACATATAATTCTGCCAAAGACTAAATTCAGTTACAACATATAAACTGCATAATAAATATTTACTTGTGGAGTATAATGGTATATATTGATTATACTATTTCATACTGCTGTGAAAGGAGAGCATATGGTAAGAAAACAGAAAACTTTGGAGGTTGAAACAATGGATGAAGCCACTGAAGCTACTGAAGCCACTCTGGCTGAAGCCACTGAAGCTACTGAAGCCACTCTGGCTGAAGGCACTGCTGGTGCTGAAGCCACTCTGGCTGAAGGCACTGCTGGTGCTGAAGCTACTGAAGGTGCTGAGAAGAAAGAACGCAAACATGCCAAGAAGGGGGAAGGCAAGCATGCCTATGTCCACCCTGATTCCATCTTCAAAGCTCTGGAGAACAAGATCAACCGTCCCAACTCCATTCGCACTGCCGTCTATGGTGCTCTTAAGGAACTTGGCGAGGTTGGCGCCCAGGCAGTTGCTGAGAAGCTCGGCATCACCAAGACTGTTGCCCTTGGTAACATTCGTAGCCTTGTGGCTGACGGAAAAGCAGTTGTAACCAGCATTGCTGCACCAGTCCTGGCTGAAGCCCCGGCCCAGGAGCAAGCCCTGGCCGAAGCCCCTGAGCAGATGTAATATCTGCTCACTGTAATCTTTGATGATCGGTCCTGAGCATGACTATAAACTGCTCAATAGAACTGATTGGAGGACATATGAAAATCTATGATATTGCCATCCTTGGTGGTGGCGTATCTGGTCTTATGATGGCAAAGCAGTTATCACTTCTGCTTCCTGATATATCAGTGGTCATCATAACTGATTCTGTGGATAGGGAGCACCCTTTTCACCTACACAGGCCCATCCCAGAGTTGAATCTGGAGTGGAAGGCTACCAAATTTCTTCTGGGGATATATGCAGACAACATCCTTACTGGGGAGATAACCCCAAAGGATGTCAATGTGTATGCACAGAAAATTTATGGAAAGCTTAAGCCCAGCAATATCTTGAACTTCCACCAACAGCAGCAAGAAAGCATTTACCCAGTATCCAAGGATGTGCTCTGTGAAGCCCTTAAATCCCCTGCAGATATTATAACAGCACATGCAGATATCATCCACCCAACTGATCACAGCATATATCTTAATTCTGAATTAGTGAAATACAGGTATCTGATTAACACAATATCCCTGCCCAAATTTTTTAAGATGTCCAGTATTGACTGTGATATAAAGTTTACAACATATAAGAATGAGATGAATGTTGTAAATATTGGTTACAGCACTGGTATGTATCAGATGATATACAACTGCTGCCCGAAATGTGAAGTGTCAAGAATGACCTTGATAGATGACAAGATATATGTGGAATCAAAATGCTCAACATATGATCCCCTGGACTATATTGTATTCCACAAGATATTTGGGTTAAGCCTTACTGATGATAACAAAATGACAATGACAGGAAGGTTTGATCCAATAGACAGAGAGCAAAGAAAGCACCTTTTCTATCATCTGACTGCCAAGTACAATATGCTGTTCCTGGGCAGATATGGGTCTTGGTCATTTAAGGTGGCCAATGATGTCTGGGATGATACCAAGTTCTTGTGCGAGTTGATCAAGCAGAGTGAACTGGGCCAAAAAGGTGCTGTGCTCTGTAATGTAAAATAACTAGAAAAGGAGCCAAATTATGCAGAGTATGATCCCAAAAGTCACATTGTTCAGTATCACAAGTAACCCTCTTGAGTGCATTGCACTTGGCATTGATGCGTGGCATGCTGAGAAAATTCCTACCAGCCCTGACCACTGGACTGAAGAGCAGCTCATAGAAAAGTTTATGTGGCTACTTAAACAACCCCACCAGACCCCTTTTGAGTATGTCAATCTTGTATGGGTGCTTGAGAACTGCTCCAGGGCTTTCCAGCAGCAGCTGACCAGACATCGGGTTGGCTTCTCCTATAGCATCCAGTCCCTGCGTGTTGTTGAATGTGCCAAGTTTGCAGATAACAGGGCATACCACTTGCCGGCATCTGTCAAAGACAAACTGATGTACCACAAAGAAATGCTCATGATTCAGCAGTCATACAGAGATGCCCTGAGCAGAGGTGAAACACAGGAAGATGCCCGTGGACTGCTGCCTTTGAATGTTCAATCCCCCATCACATTTGCTTGTACATATCGCGCCTTGATAGGCCTGCTCAAGCAGAGGCTTTGTGTTGCTGCCCAGGAGGAATGGAGATATGTTGCTGAAGGCATGAGAAATGCTTTGAGAGATGTGAATCCTATTCTTACAGTGCCTCTTGACTGTATGTGCAAAAGGTTTGCCAATGGATCTGGTATGTGCAAAACTCTCCATAAGGCAGTGTGAATAGCTGAAATGCACAACTTTGACTGAAGTTCAATTCTGCTATCCACAAATCAAAATAAAGGAGCTGTTACATGTCAAACACCCAGGAAGAGTTTGATAAAATCATGGATGAAATAAGTCAACTCCGTGCAGCCAAAAACAAAGACTATGGGGACTCTTTTATAGAAACATATAATGAGTTTGGCCTTCTAGCTGTCTGTATGGACCTTGGTCGCAAAATGCAAAGGCTTAATAATATCACAAAGAATGGCCACTATCATGTTAAGGGTGAAACCCTTGAAGATTTGTTCAAGGATATGGCTGCTATGTCTGTGAATGCTATAATCTGGCTGAGAGTTACTGATGATAATCCTATTTGATACGGAAACCACAGGCCTGTTGCTCCCAAAAGGAGCACCACTATGCAACCAACCCAGGATCATTGAATTTGCAGCCATCAAAACAGATCATGATTTCAAGGAGGCAGACAGGATTGAATTCTTCTGTAATCCTGGATTCAAGCTGCCTCCAGAGATAACAAAAATCACAGGGATCAAGGACTCTGATGTCTGCTCTGCAAAACCTTTCAACTGGTATGTTGATGAATTGAAGGAGTTTTTTGCTGACTGTACACATATCATAGCTCACAATGTGATGTTTGATATCAATATGCTCAGGAATGATATGGATAGGGCAGGTGCACTTGACTGTATTAACTGGGGGGTAAAATACATCTGTACAGTTGAACATACAAAGCACATCAGCAACAAGCGTATGAACCTTGGGAAAGCATTTACACACTTCACTGGAAAACCACAAGTTAATAGCCACAGAGCTATGGGGGATGTGGAGATGCTCAGGGAACTGGCGGAGATATTGTTCAGGAAAGGAATCATATGTCTTTCATAAACCTGAAAATCAGAACTGAATACAGCTTCAAGAAATGCTTTGGCCCCATTCCTGAGATAATAAAATCAGCAGGAGGGGCCAAAGCCCTTGGAATAGCAGACAACAATAGCACCTGGGGGCACGCCCAGTTCCACAAGGCCTGTAAAAAGGCAGGAATCAAGCCAATACTTGGTGTTCAGATGGTGGTAGTCGAGAATCTGGATAAGGAGAGAGGACAGAAAACATGGGGGATTACAGTATTTGCTCGCAATCCTGCTGGTTTACAGGAGCTATATGAACTGAATAGTGAATCATATGAACAGTTCTATTACTTCCCCAGGATAACCATCCATCAAGTAAACTCCTTATCAGAGAATGTGATTGTGTTACTGGGGGAGAATCCACCCCAGAACATGAGGCCTCCAATCCATTTCTTTGAGTTCAATCCAGGGTTCAATTTCTACAATAACATCCTTTCAAAGTCAGCAGATAGGAACAAGGCTGTGGTAACCAGCGATGTATACTATGTGAAGGCTGATGATGCTATTGCCTATGAAATGCTTGATGATCGGCCTGAGCAGAAAACAACTCCCCAGCATATACTATCAGAAACAGAAGCAATAGCCCTGGGATACCATATGGAGGCTATTGAAAACACAGCCCTCATTGTGGATATGTGTGATGAATACCCACTCCCGCAGGCAGAAATGGTTCACTCTGACTGGGATAAATCTATTGAAGAGATGTGCAGGGATAACATTTCTTCCAGAAAGCTGGAGTGGACTGAGGAATATGAGGCAAGGCTCAGGAGGGAAATTGACCTTATCACCCTCAAAAAGTTTGATGACTATTTCTACCTTGTTGCTGACTTGTGTGACTATGCAAAGAAACATATGTTGGTAGGCCCTGCAAGGGGGTCTGCCGCAGGGTCTTTGGTCTGCTATCTTCTGTATATAACAGAGATTGACCCTATTCCTCATGGACTGCTGTTTGAAAGATTCATAGACATCACCCGTTCTGACCTGCCTGATATTGATCTGGACTTCCCTGATAGTAAGAGAGACATGGTTTATGAGTATCTCCAGGCTAAGTATGGGGAAGAATGTGTCTCAAAAATAGGAACGGTCAGCAGGTACAAGCCAAAATCAGCCATAGGAGATGTTGCAAAGAAGTATGGCATCCCAGCCTATGAGACAAAGGATGTGAAGGATGCGATCCTTGAAAGGTCATCAGGTGATGCCCGTGCAGCCTTTTGTATAACAGATACCTTTGAATCTCTTGATGTTGGCAAGGACTTTGTCAAGAAATACCCTTCAATGATGAATGTTGGGAAGATTGAGAATCATGCTAGACACAGTGGTTGCCATGCCGCAGGGATTCTGGTATGTAATCACAATATCAGGAGGTGCTGCACTGTTGGAAGGGACCATGTTTCTCAAATAGACAAGAAGGATGCTGAAGAACTGAACATGCTCAAGATTGATGCCCTAGGACTCCGCACCCTGAGTGTCTTGAACTTGTGTATGGAGTACATAGGCAAAGACCCAAAGGAATTATACACCTTGCCTCTTGATGATAAGGCATCCTTTGAATTAGCCAATAACAGACGGTTCAGCGGCATTTTCCAGCTTGAAGGCTATGCCCTACAGTCCCTTGCTAAGCAGATGAGGATTGAAAAGTTTGATGATATTGTTGCTATCACATCTCTGGCCCGTCCTGGCCCTTTGCATTGTGGTGGGGCATCGATGTATGTTGAGCGCAGGACTGGAAAGAAAGAGATTGAATATGACCATCCATCAGTTGCCCCCTATCTGAAAGAGACATATGGCATCATTGTTTACCAAGAACAAATAATGCAAATATCTGCTGCTGTTGGCAAGATGTGCTGGGAGGATATTTCAATCCTCAGAAAAGCCATGTCCAAGAGCTATGGGGATGAATTCTTTGGCCAGTATTGGGTGAAATTCTGGGCAGGAGCCAAGGAAAATGGCCTCACAGAGAGGGAAGCAAAGACCATCTGGGACAATATGCAGACCTTTGGGTCCTATGGCTTCAACAAGAGCCACGCTGTTGCCTATGGTCTGCTGTCTTACTGGTGCCTTTATCTCAAGGCTCACCATCCTCTGGAGTATGCCCTTGCCTGCCTGAATAATGAAAAAGACCCTGATAGCACAGTGAAGATGCTCAGGGAACTGGTTCAAGAGGGGTATAAATTCACTCCAGTAGATGTAAACAAGTCTGATATCCACTGGAGCATTAAGGATGGAGAGCTACTGGGGGGCCTCACAGGAATACATGGATGTGGAGAATCCAAAGCAAGAGCCATCCTGGCCAGGAGAAAAATGGGCCTGGAGCTGCTTCCTGGGCAGAGGAAACTGCTGGATAATGCTGTTACACCATTTGACAGGATATTTGAGGTGACTGATAGATTCAAAGATTACTTCATCAATCCTGAGAAGTATGGTATCATTTCTCAGCCCTTAACAACCATTGATAAGATTGATGGGGAAGGCACCTGGATATTCATAGGCAAGCTGATGGTCAAAAACTTGCGTGATATGAATGAGTATGAATCACTCAATAAGAGGGGAGGTAAGGTCATAACAGAGAACAATCTGTTCCTCAATATGACTGTTGAGGATGATACTGATAAGATAATTGCAAAGATTGGCCGTTACCAGTACAATAAACTGGGGAAACAAATTGTTGAGACAGGGAAGATTGGTGATTTTTACCTGATAAAAGGAACCACCCAGAAGGACTGGAGGCTTGTGAACATCACCCAAATCAGAAAGCTTGGATAACAACCAAGGAGGCAGAGTGAACAAGGAAATGGGCCCAACACCAATAGCAGTTGATGATATTGTGAAGTATGACTTCCCTGTTACTACATTTGTTGCTGAATTGAAGCTGAGTGCCCAGGTAGACCACATTGAGCAAGAGTGCTTTGAAGCCATAGCAGAATTCTGCTATGAGCGTGAGACTGAATTCTTGCTGGAAGTGATGGATATCATTCAGGCAGCAGAGACACTCAAAGGCATATTCATCCTGCGGTATGGGATATTGAAGTATGCTCAGATGGCAATAATGTTGATACAGAAGAACATGGACAGAGGGTATTATTCTGATCCAACAGAGGCAGAAGCCATACTCCAGACCCTTAAAACCTATATACAGAATTTACACCTAGAATAGGGGTATAGTAGGGTATAGGGTAGGAGAATGAAAACAGCCCTGTGGGCTATCATGTGGCCACATTTAGGGGAAAACGAGGGGTAAAACGAGGGGAAAGGTTGAAAAAAGAGGGGTGCTGTCTGGCACCCCTCGTTGTTCTTATTCATATTTCCAAATCCAGATGATCCAGACAATAATAACAATGGTGAATAGTGCCATTCTGATCACCACCCTATCCTGGCCAGGAAACAAGCCAGTTTAGCAACCCAAGGGCCAGGAATCCCATCCCTGCTATGATGTAATATTTCATCAGTCCTGTGCCTCCATATTTGCTATTGCCCTGATGAAGCCTTCCATGGCCAAGTAATCAGTTTGACCTTTAATAGAAGGGTCCACAGCATTGATAAGCTGACAAAGGGTCCCAGTAAAGCACCCTGTTTTGCAAAATATGTTGCTTCCTGTGATGAATGTGATCAGAGTGTCACATCTGGAGCCAACATTGTCTATTATCAAGTACCTCTTAATTTGCTCTCCATTATAAAAAGCCCCATCCAGTTTCGTCTCATACAGATGAATTCCACTCAGTTGGACTCCAGTCAAGTTGGCCTCAGTCAGGTTGGCCCCAGTCAGTTTAGCCCAATTCAAGTTGGCCTTAGTCAAGTTGGCCTTAGTCAGGTCAGCCCAATTC